CTACGTAGGCAATAAGGCCGTTAGATGTTGCAGCTTGTGGGTTAGCTTGTGCGCCACCTGCTGTTAGTGCTGCAATTACTGCTGCATCTGTTGCCTTATTATAGGCTCGAGTCATATTTTCAAGCATAGCCTGAAAAAAGTCGGGCGAACTGCGCTCAAGGACCTCAAGGCTGTAGCGTTGAAGGCCACTGTATTTTTTGACTGTGAGATTTACATAGCTTGAGACAATACCTGTTTCTGATGGTGTGCCTGCTTCTGCAGTCTCTGCAACTGTACCTGATGTAGTGATCTTTGGTACTGAGATAGTCATACCTGCTGCTGGTAATGCACGTGTACCGATTGCATCTACAGCTGGGCGTGATCCAATAAGTGTATCTACTACTGTAGGTACAAACTGTGTTGGATTAAATGCTGGGTTGGTTGTAAATGAGTCATCGGCAGCAGTTAAATACTTTGCTACATCTGCTTCTGCTTTCATTACCCACTGTGCTGATTCGTGGTTACCTAATTTTGCTTTAATGCTGTGTTCCAGCATATGTGCTTGTGTTCTGATTGGTGAGCGTGGCTCTGTATAGAAGGATGCACTAATTGTAGGGCGTGCGGCTTCTACTGGAGCAGTCTCGACCACTGGTGTTGCTGTTGGCTCGGTGGTGTTTTCCACTATAGCCTCACTTTCCGTAGTTGGTTGATTTGTTGCATCCGCTTCGCCTTCGCTAGCGGCAACTTTAGTTACTTGTGCTTCTGTAAATGCTGGTGATTCAACTAGGCTAACTTCTTTGAGTGTTGCCTTAGTTACATAAATATAATCCTTTTTTTGTGATGATTTGATTACATCCACACCTACAGAAAGGCCGTCAATTAATTGCTCTCCTGCAAGTATGAGTGCTTCTTGGCCAGACATACTGGCACTAATCTTAAAACTAGCGTAAATACCATCTTCTGCTTCGTTAAATTTTTGCATTCTGCCGATTGGGCGCTCTGCACTGTGTTGCATAAGCATCTTGATCTTGCCTGGATCTCCTACCTCTATTGATCCTTTAGCAAATACAACTTTGCCAGCACTGGTGTTGCCAGGTACTTCAAATGGCACAATCTTGCCTGCAATTACTCTGCGCTCGCCATCTGCGCTTTCAATCTGGCTACTGAACGTAAGTAACATCAGTGTCCTCATTTCCGTTAGGTGTCATTTGTTCCATTTCTTTAGCTTGCTCTACATCTATTAAACCTAGTGACAACATTTTCTCTATAGCTTCTAGGCGCTTCATTGTGTCGGCACGTAAGAATGATTCTTCTAATGCAAATTTAACTACGTGGCCACGTGGGGTTATATCATCCATTGATAGGCGATCTTCTATAGCACAAATGTATGGTTGTAGCGAATAGGCAACAAATTCTTTGCGGCCATCGATAATGTTTTGATAAGTCATACTGTTATTCATATCTGCTGATATGTAATACGCTGGCACGTTCATAGCTCTAGCGATTTGCGTTGCTAAGTATTGCTGTGCCTCTGAGTACATCATATCTTTAGGTGAATATCCAACAGTTTCATAACTTAATGTGCTAGTTAGGTATGCTGTTGATTTATTTTGACGTGCTGTTTTCCAGGCTGCTAATAATGCTTGTACTTGTGACTCTGGCATATCTGCGCCAGTGTTTTTAATAAATCCTGTAGCCATTGGTGTTTGTGCCGCTACTGCACTTGCCTTTTCTAAATCTAAAGCTGCTTGTATTGTGCGGCCTGCTGTTTGTAATACGCCTTGTGTTAATCCTTGAAATGTAACTAAAGATCCAACACCAACCATAGGCACTTTAGCGCCATCTACTGTGTAATATAAAACTTCTGTACCTAATTGATTTGTTTGTGCTACTACACGGCTATTAGCGATCCATTCAAATCTAGCAGGGCGTAAATCGTCTGCATAAACTTCTGTACAACGCCAAAAGGCCTGCCCAAACATTATAAGGCTGTCCACAGTCCAACTAATTGTTACTGATCTTGGTTGTCTTATATCTGGTTGCTCTAACCATAATGGTTTGCCTAATTTTTGACCTGTAGATTTTTTGTACAGCTCTAAAGGTAAATATCCAATAACACCTTTAATTAAATTTAAGCATCTGTTGACCGCTGGCACTTGTGTCGCCAATGTGCGATCCATCGGGCCAAATCCAAATGTATTGTAACCAAATTGGAGGCTGTTATCGCCCATAACGGCAGGGGCGTATTGCGCTTGTACGGCTTTACTATTATTGGTTATACCCAAAGCAGACAATAGACCCATATGTATACTTTATACCATAAATCGGACTAATGGTGCAAGTTAAACAAAGATTTGCGCAGTTTGTTGTGGCTTAGTTAATTGACTTACAACCATAGCCAGTGATATAGCAGCTGTAACATCACCAGCCGATTTTCTACGTATTATGCGCCAGCCAGCATCGTTAGTCTTAGCGGCACAGTTATTTAAGTGCTGTACTAGCTCTGCCTGCCCAGAATGGACTACTCGATTATTAGCCAGGCCATCGGCAAGGTCTGAGCACGCCTGGTAAAACGCTTGGCCTGATACATCGACCATCCGCCATCCGCTTTGCTCTAATCTGGTAGCAATAGTTTGCGTGGCGTACTTGTCATAACAAATCGTGTGTGGATGGTACTTACGTGCCCACTCATTTATGTCACTAGCCATCTTGATTTCATCTATTGCAATATCACTATGCCACAGCTGTGCTAATCCGACTGCTATCTTCCCATCTTTGACCTGACCCATAACGAGAGCCCCAGATCGCCTTGTAGGTGCAATATCGAATGCCATAATTGTCTGTGGCCCGACAGGTATCTCTAAGCTGCTATCGCTGCACTGCTCGATTGATCCATATACCCAGGGGCTGACAGTGCTATCTACCCACATACAAAGCATCTCAGTCTTTGTAGCTTCTATGCTGTTGGTGCTGACAGATTCTTCTAATGTCTGCTCGGTTATCAAATGCCCTAATGCTGGATTAGCCATAGCCCAGGCTTTACGATCAGTAATCTTAGAATGCTGTGGTGCGCTGTACTCATAAAATCCTAAATTGTCTGGTGGATATGATAGGCAGCGTTCACGAAGCGAATTAAGCACACTACTAAATCCATCACCAGCGTTGCTAGTCATTAAGGTCATAGCGTTAGGTCTTGCACGTGTTACTGGTAGTGCGGCTGTAAATGATTCTTCAGTCCATTCTCGTAGCTCATCGATATACAAAAAATCTGCGGTCTTACCACGTGGTGCATCTCTAGTAGCTGCTGCAATTTCATACCTAGCGCCATTAAGTAGGGTTATAGATTCTTGACCATTAGCAAGACGTATCTGCCTTACTTGATCTTTTAAAAACTGATTGTCTTCTATTGTGTAAGCAACTTGCCTAAAGGTATCTAATGCCATATTGCGGTTAGATGACATACCCAAGACATTCTTAGAGCCCCATAAGAATAGATGGCTCAGGATCAACATACGTGCTAGGTGAGTCTTACCATTTTGACGTGCTACAAGCACTAAAGCAGTTTTTTTACGCCAGGTATCTGCATCATCTACAGCTAGTAAATCATCTAGCACCCAGCGTTGCCAAGGGATCAAAGGTAAACCTATTTTCTCAGCTAGATCTGCAACCTCTTGCGACCTTGTGCGACCTTTGAGTAAAGGCGTGTGGATTCTAGGCTCAGTGCTGCCAATTAGCCCGACCCCTCGTGAGGTCTGTTTTATTTCCGTATCATTTTGCATCGAAATCAAGCGTATCAGGTTTATTAAATGGTGAGTCTGGCACTGTTCGGATCGTCTCAGGGAGAGAAGGTTTCAGAAAGACAGGGGGGGTCGCCTGCTTGCTAAAAAAACGGCCACCTTTACTACTATTACAGCTCTTACACATAGATTGCAAGTTATCAGGTGCCCACATATCCCCACCCTTAACTCTAGGTATGATGTGATCTACTGTGTGTGCTGGTCTGTTACAAATGGCGCACTGCCATCCATCTCTGTCAAGTATGGTGATGCGTAGCTTCTTCCACTTACCACTACCAATAGCACGCTCACTCATTAATGCCAGCCTTTACGCTTGAAGTGATCTAATGCATTACACATAGAGCCGTGACGTGCATAGTTATATTTGATACCCCAGTCTATTTGCTTAAACCCATTCACAGTAGCCAAGTACTTAGACCTACCTTGTGGTATGCCATAGTGTGAGCCATTGCGTGCTTTAGGATTCCACCTACTCTCACGATGATATAACTCATCTAAGCAATAGAACTCAGTAAATGAATGATTAAGCTGTATAAATGCATATTGCTTGTAATGTGTTGGTTTATTAACAGCAACGGAATAAGTCTTTACAAAGCA